AAAGAAAAAGTCCAGTAAATTAACAAAAAAACTGGACAAACTAAAGTCTATCCCTAAGCTTACAAAGGAAGCCCAACAAGTGTTTAACAAGTATATAAGAACACGTGACCATGGTATGAATTGTATAAGCTGTGGTTCTGACAAAGCTAACCAAGCAGGTCATTGGATTTCCGTTAAACAATCAAGCGCCCTAAGGTTCAATGAATGGAATGTGAACCTACAGTGTGCCGGCTGTAATCTTTATTTGCATGGTAATCAGGTTATGTACAGAGTAGGACTTGTTAAAAAGATAGGAGATAGAGCTGTAAATGAACTAGAGTTTATATACATGAATCAGCGAATAAAGAAGTGGACGCGTCAAGAGTTAGAGGATATAATTAATAAATATAAATAGTATATTTGTGTATGGCAAAAGTTAAACTAAAGAAGACAGGCATGGGTGACAAACCTGAACAAGGTACACCTGCTCATGAAAAGAAGATGGCAATGATATCAGCTAGAGAAATTGCTATGACTGATGGGTTATTAAAGAAAAGATTAGAGAATCAAATCAAAGGCAAGTGGCAAAAGTAAAGATGATTAAAAGAGCTGATGGTCATTATTCCAAGAGAGGTCTATGGGATAATATTCGTGCTGCCGCAGGTAGTGGTAAAAAGCCTACCAAGGAAATGTTGAAACAAGAAAAGAAAATAAAAGGTAAATAGTATGTCGGAAGCATGGCAAATTATTCATGGTAAATCTTGTTCTCATTGCAATACTTATTGCGATATGGATAATTTTTATACTACTGGTAATAAAGCTGATGGTACTAAAAAATATCAATCATGGTGTAAAAAATGTATTTCATCTAAAATGAAATCATACCATAAAAAAACATATGGAGAAGATAAGCTTACATATGTAAATCATAAAAGAACAAAAAACAAAAGAAGCTATTTATGCTACTTAAGAAGCAAAGCTATAAATAGAAAAGGTGATTGCATATCATTAGATGATTTAGAAGATTTGTATATAAATCAAGATGGAAGATGCGCTTTGACTGGAATAAAAATGTCAATGATACTTGGAGATGGAGTTGTAAATACAAATGTATCAATAGATAGGATAGATTCAAATTTAGGATATATAAAAGGAAATGTGCAATTAGTTTGCAGAATGGTAAACATTGCAAAACATAATTTATCTAATGATGAGTTTTTAAATATGTGTAAATTAATAACTAATAAACATGGCTTATAAAACAGCTGCATGGCAGCGTTCTGAAGGTAAAAATAAAGAAGGAGGATTGAATGCTAAAGGTAGAGCCTCTTATAACAAAGCTCATGGTGGTAATTTAAAAGCGCCAGTTAAGTCAGGGACTAACCCTCGTAGGGTTTCTTTTGCTGCTCGTTTTGCGGCTATGGCAGGTCCAATGAAAAAGCCAAACGGAGAACCAACAAGAAAAGCCTTGGCATTAAAGGCATGGGGATTCAGTTCACCAGCAGCTGCAAGGTCATTCGCAAACAAACATAAAAAATCATAATATGGCTAAAGTTAAAATGAAGAAGCAGGAGCCTGCTAAAAAAACAATCAACGTACCAGTAAAGTCAAGTGATATTGTAAAGCCTGGTTACGGAGAGATGGGTCGTAAGCTTCGTCCTGACTACGAGAAGAGTGAAATCAAAATGGCATCTGTAGGAAAAACAAAGAAGAAATAATGGCACTATCCAAATCAGCAATTTATTTCCGTAATAATCCTGAGGCTCGTAAGAAGAAGAATGATTACAATACAAAGTATCATGCTACTCCCGAGCGTAAAAAGTATCGTGTTAAACTTAACAAGGCTAACAGAGATGCAGGTACATACGGAAATGGTGATGGTAAGGATATGAGCCATACAAAGTCTGGAAAGCTGGTGAAGGAAAGCGCATCAGCTAACAGAGCCCGTAATGGGAAGGACGGAGGTTCAACAAAAAAATAAACATATCCGATTTAGTTTAGGGGTAGAATATTGGTCTCCAAAACCAAAGGCATTAGTTCGATTCTAATAATCGGTGCAAACACAAAGACATGAAAGCCAAAAGAAAACAACTCATTGTTAAGTCGTACAATGAGCAAAAAGAAACGCATGAAATTAAAATGCCAGATGGTAAGTCTATTAGACTTTACATTGGTAGAAAGTACGGTGAAAATAGCCGTGAACAAAATCCTGTGGTATGTGAGGTTATGAGCGTAGGAGATGGCATATCAACTGTAGAGGTTGGTGACCTACTTATTGTACATCATAACATCCTAACAAACGAAGGACAAATTATCAAGACTAATCTAGCAGAACAGTGGACTATTCTAGCAATCCATTTTGACATGACTGTCTATGCTAAGATTAATAAAGAAACAGGTGAGCTGATTCCATTAAATGGAAACTACATAGGTAAAAGAATACCTAAGGAGTCAGTCAGCAAAACAATCTACTCTCCATTTGAAGAAACATTAGATACAGTATTTGATATTATTGCTGTACCTGATGATGCATTTGTAGAGGCAGGAGACAGGGTGCTTTGTTATAAGTATTCTGATTATGAAATGGTATATCACTTTAACAACGAGGAGAAAAGAGCAATCAGAATATGGAGGGAAGACATTCTTGGGGTCTTCGACAAAGTATGCTAAATTTGGCTATGAGCCGAGCATTAATAATCAACCTTACCAATGCAGCAAATTATATAATAGAAATAAAACCTATTAAAGATTTGTATTACGAGTCACAGGTAAATGCGGGAGTTGTATTATTTTTTGACAAGCACTATGAGATTATAATGTTTGGAGAAAGCCTAGATGATGTAGAAGGATTAGCCAAGGATATAGAACCAGAAGATGCTTTTTTCTACCACATTATAAAAGACCAAAACAATCCATTAACTGAAGATGAATTAGATAATATATATAATGGAATTATTAATAATAAATTTTCCATTCATATTATAAATCATGAAGAACAAATACAAGCAACGATATGTCTGAATTAGAAACACTTAAGGAAGAATTATTATTATACAAGCAAGATGGCATGTATGCCTTGTTCTTTGCACTTAACAGAAAGATTAACGAACTATCAGCCTCTTTAAATAGTATTACACTTGACCTTAATGGAGACGATAAAACATTTGAGCGTTTCCAAAAGCTGACTTCTAGTCTAAAGGACATGGTAGAGTCAGTTAATTGGTTGAGAGTTAATTATTTAAAAATGGATGAGAGTGAAACTAAGGAGGCAGAAAAGAAAGGGATACCACTTATAGAACAACTTATAAATGAAAATAAAAAGTCAAGGTAACGGAATTAATATATCAGCCTTTATTAATACCGATGAGCTTGAAAAGACTTTACTCGCACCATACAAAGAAAGAATAAAGTACCTAGAAGCCATTGTAAAAAAAAGAGATTACTATATTAAGAATATGCACTTTCAACTTAAAAGAAAAAAGTGGATTGTGTATTTAGGATATATATCACATATACTTATGAAGCCCTTGCCTAGCAAGTTAAACATAAAGCGTATGATGATTTTATTTTATATGTATGAAAGGAATTTTACCTCTGTAGAAAAAATTAAAAAAGACTTTAAGGAGCTAGGAGTACCTTCTACAACAGTATTAAAGGACATGAATTATTTAATGTCAATTAATTTGGCTACAAGAGATGGAAGGGGATTTTATTATTTACTAGATAAGGGTAGAGAGGTTGTAGAATATTATGAAAAGAATATGCTAAGAAAGTTTTTTCATATGGCAAAAATTAAACAAGATGTAACCCAAATTAAAGACCCTAATGAATCTCTAAAAAAACCTAGCAAATATTCTGAGGAAGAAATAAAAAGAAGAAGGATAACCTATTCTAGATTGATGGCTCCATTTTGGGAGTCTGGTTATAAGATTATGCCAAGGGATAAGGGTAAAAGAATAAATATAGTTTTAGGTTGGATTAAGAAGAACAACATACAGGATGATTGGTACACCAAGCTTATATTTAAGTGGGGTTCAATGTCCAAATAAAATCTTACATTTGTAGAAACACAAGAATATGTTTTCAAGTATAGACAGGTTATTGCAAATGCACATGGACAAGCCCTCCAAAAAAAGGAGCAAGGATTATGGCTTGAAGGTTGCACAGGGTATATTTAATTCAGCTGATAGAAACTCAGATGGATACTATGGTAAGCGTTATAGAGTATGGCGTGCTAATAGAGAGTTCTCTATGGGTACTAACTCTATGAAGGAGTTTATGGATTTATTAAGAGTTGAGGGGAACCAAACCTATGTAAACCTAGACTGGAGTACCATTAAAATTGCCCCTAAGTTTGTAGAGATATTACTTGGAACATATTTATCAAGAAGAGAAAAGCCTGTTGTTAAGGCTACCGATGATATGAGTTTTTCTATCAAAGAAATGGAAAAACAAGAGGCTACTTTTAGAATGAAGAACAAGGAGCAAATACAAGCCCTTGAAGAGCAAATTGGACATCAAGTTGAGTCTCAGAAGTTTATGCCTGAGGATGAGGATGATTTAGCATTATACTTTGATTTAGAATATAGATTACCAGAAGAAATATTATTTGAAACCAAGCTTAAAAAAATCTTGGATGAGAATGATTATGGTATTCTTAAAAGAACATTAATTAGAGATGTTATTGATGTAAACTTTGCCGCAACAAAGGTTTACTTTGATGGCAATCATAACATCAAGATTAAAAGGGTTAAGCCAGAAAACTTAATCTATAATGTATTTGAAACTGACAACGGAAAAGATTTAGGATATATTGGTGAGGTTAAACCAATGAAGATTTCAGTAATCAGAAAAAAATACAATCTAGATGAAGAGACCCTATTCAAGTTGGCGCAGAAGGCTTCTCGTGAACTTAAGAGAGCTGAAAACCTTTATTGGAAAGATTCATATAAATACACAGAGCTTAGGCCCTATGATGATTACGCGGTATTGGTCTTCGACTTTGAGGTAAAAACTACGGATGTAGAATACACAGTTAAAACAGAAAATAAATATGGCAACATTCTTGCAATACCTAAACAAGGTAGGCCAGTTGCTCCAGAGGGGCAAGAGTTGGCTGGCGAAGTTATTGAATCAAAAGTAATGAACATCTACCATGGTGTTTGGGTATGTGATACCGAAATCATGTTAGAGTGGAACCTAACTTCCAATACTATTAGACCTTATAATAATGGAGTAGATGCTATGTTCAGCTATTCTATTATTTGTCCTAATGCTACAGGAGCCTTAGTACCTTCTATGATTGAGAAGGCTATGGGACCAATCAGAGCAATGCTTCTTATCAGAATGAAGATGCAACAATTGATTGCCTTGATGAAGCCAGATGGATTCTCTGTAGATATTTCAGGATTTAGAGATGTTGACTTAGGAACCGGCAATACAGTTGAGCCACTTCAGTTGATGAAGATATACGACCAAACAGGTAGAGTATTTTGGGATTCAACAGGAGATGATGGTCAACCAAAGTCATTCCCTATTCAGCAATTACCTAACAATGGTAACGTAGCTCAGTTAAATACCTTGATTAGTCAGTACAACTTTAACCTAGATAGATTAAGAGAAGAGATGGGTATCTCTGAATATAGAGATGGTTC